CATTTGTTCTACTACTTACCTTAGTCACCTTCTCTACTATGGCTGCTGAGATTTACTTAGATGACGGTAGGGTCGTAGCGTTACCTGTAGGCTCCAAGGTGTACATAGATGATGGGACTGTATGGACGTTCACACGGTTCAACGAGGGTGGCTTCGACATTAGACCTTTGACACCTTTGGTGGAGATTACTGAGGTGTGTCCACAGTCGGGGTTAACCTTTGGTGGCAGCAGTGGCTCCTGTGTAGTAGAAGAGGTCGTAGAGGAGACAGAAGAAGCCTGCGATGGGTTAACCTTCGGTGGTGGCTGTTAAGAATACATAGAATCCATAAGGGGTAAGTTATGGCTGTAGGAAGAGACGTAATGGGCGCTGACGGCCTAACTAATGCTCAGAGGTACGCTAAGAGACAGGCAGATAAGCAGGCTAAAAGAGCTGCTAGTAAGGCTGCGTCTGATGCTAGGAAAGCTGCGGCAGCTAAGGAAGCAGCAGCTATGGCTTCTGTGTCAAGCCCTAGTAGTATGTTTGGTGGTCTTATGGGGACAACACAGCAGGTAAGGAACCCACCACCTTCAGACACGCTAGGCTTTGGGCATCAACAGACAACGCCTATAAAAACACAGACACCTCCGCCGCCTGCGGCTACTACTCAGGATACATTAGGCTTTGGGCATGAACAGACCACTACGACTCCCCCGCCTCCTCCAGTTAACGGAGGTATGTTGACTCCTTTAGAGCAACTAGCGGCTGATGGTAATACTAAGGCACAGCAACGAGAACAGGCTGCTGATGATCTCTACGGTATGTCTAATGCACAGCGAGAGGCGCTTCAAGGGTACTATGACCGTGGAATCATTGATCCAGCGACTAACTTAATTTCTGAGGAGTTCTTACTCAACCCTGAGAACAATGATGCCTTGTATCAGATGTTCACAGGAGGCTTAGGCTTAGGTAAGAATGACCTACACTCATCGTTAATATCACAGGCGCAAGCTGGGTGGACTGCTCAAGGGCAAGCTGCGAATCCTTACGATGCAGCGGCAAACGATGGGCTAACCTTTGGTGGTGGTTCTAACGCTGGTGACTACGTTGAAACACCCCCAACATACGTAGATCCTCCACCTCCTCCAACTACTGTGGTTGATCCACCGCCTTCTCAGGTAGACCCTGATACACGTAGGCAAGAAGAGCAAGACGCTAGAAACAAGGCATTCATGGACTTCTTGAGTAGCCTCGGTTTGAGTTCTTTAGTGGATCTATTTAACGGTATCAATGTTCCTTCAGGAGGTCTAGCGGGTTCTAATGCTGCTGAGTCTACGTATACACCTTATACACCTGAGGCTTACACACCATCTCAGGTAGACTATAACTCTATGTTAACTACAGCTAACGAGGTGGGCTATGACCCCTACAGAGGCCTCTATAACGTCCCTGACGCCATGAAGAGCACGGCAGACCAGTTAGGCCTCTTTAGTTACATAAATCCTCCTCAGGCGACTCCTGCGGCTCCTTACGACCCTATGGCTAATATCACGGTACCTACCATAGACTATACTCAGCTTGCTAAAACAGGAGACTGATGTGGCTGATACTTATAATGTAATCACAGATAACGAGAGAACCTCCGAAGTTGAGGGACTCTTTGGTGCAACAGGGGAAGACGAGTCTAAAGCCCCTGACTGGGGTGGCGTTAAGACAGCAGAGGAGCTAAGGAGCGAATACGAAGGTGATACTTACCTAGAGAGTGTCTTCGGCACCTTTGATAACTACTTAGGGTATATGACTGAAGCCAGTGATATGCTAGGTAGACAAAACTGGTGGACAGCCGAAGGGGTAGATAAGAGAGGCACCGGGGATAAGATTAGAGAAGATGGACAAGAGGATATAGGTAGAAGTCCTGCTCAACAGACGGCCACAGATGACCTCAGACAAGCTGACTCATCCGCTAGGAACAGTGGTTACCAGCAGTGGTTAATGTCGGATGAAAACCAAGCTCTTATGCAGAAGTACGGCATTGAGCAGAAGTTCACTGATGAGAAAGGTGATAAGTACACTTGGACAGGTAATGGGTACATGCGTACCTATGTTAACAACGAAGCTCGTATGGGAGGCATGGAAATAGGGAAGGGTTTAATCGCTGCCATGTACGCCTACGGTGGTGGCGCCGTTGCTGCAAATTTATTAGGAGGTACGGCAGGAGCAGTAGCAGGTACAGCAACATCAGCCCCTATATCTGTTGGGACACCTGTTTACACGGCTGCTGGTCAAGCGGTCACTACTGGTTCATCTATAGCCTCTTCTTTAGCTTCTGCTACAGGATTAACAGCAGGTACCATTAGTACCGCTGGTGGAGCCATGGTTGGTAGCTCAATAAGCCAACTTATGTTAACAGGGGATATAGACCCAACTAAGGTACTCGTTAGTGGTGTAACAGCAGGGATACTTGAGACAGCTAACGCCTTACAAAATATGGACCCATCTATAGTCACCTCTGATACTATGGGGTTCTTATACGATAAAGTAGATAAATTATCAGAGCTACTTAACACAGACTACGAGACAGCCTTAGATATAGCCAAAGCTGTATCTATAGGAGCTATAGAAGGTGACGACTTAGAGGGTATAGTTAAGAGTTCTCTGTCAGTCTTAGGTGCTGATGAGATAACAGACTTCCTGAGTGAAACAGTGGGTCTAGAGATTCCTAACTTCTTTGAAGAAGGTACGACTACTATTAACTCTAATGCTGTAGAAGAGGCAGCTAGGGTTCTACTCCGGGATGGTATGAACGGAGAGTTAGACGAAGGTACCTTACTAAGCATGGGCTTAGGGTACATCAGGAACGATGGTAGCTTTGCCTTCGCTGATCCTTCCTCTCTGTTTCCCGACAGTGGCGACTTTGACATCTTTGATGGTTTCTTTGATGGTTTTGAGAACCCCTTTGAAGGCTTTGACTTTGACCTCAAGGGTGGCGAAGGTTTTGACTTAGACTTCACTAGTAACGAGGCTCAAGCCTTAGCTGACTCAGACACCTTTGGTGAATACTTTGACCCTGATGATTACGATAATAATGTTATCCTACAGTATGACCAAGGTACTGTGGATTCTATCATGGGAATCATAGAGGCTGCTAAAGAGGCTGGGAGAGACTTTGATGACTCTGTGTTGCAGCCTATTAAGGAAACAATACAGGAAGCAGGGTACGCCGTTGACGACAATGTATTACAACCTATCAAGGATGGAGCCATAGCTCTCTACGATATGTTACCTGATGTAAGCATAGGTGGTCCTAACCTAAGTGGCCCAAGCTTAAGTGGTCCTAACTTACCTGACTTACCTGATGTAGACACAGGGGGTTTTGACTTCCCTGATCTTAACCTTGGTAAACCCTTTGGTGACGAGTTAGAAGGCTTTAATCCTTTTGCTGCTCCTGCTTTAGGTAATGAAATACCTTTGTTGGCTAAGGTTAAGCCTCAGAATGCTTATGATCCTAGGAGAGCAGGATCGTCTATAGTTTCATCTATGTTTGCGGAGTACTTAGGATGACATATTTAGAAGTAGTAAACAACGTCCTGAGAAGGATACGAGAAGAAGAGGTACCTAGCGTTGACTCTACTACCTACAGTAAAATGATAGGTGACTTTGTTAATGATGCTAAGAAGATTGTAGAAACCTCTTGGGACTGGTCAGCCTTACGTACTACAGTAGTGTTCACAACCTCTGAGGATGTCTTTAATTACCCCTTAGAAGATACTAAGGATACTGTGAAGGCTTTGAATGTAATCAATGATACCTCTAACTTCTTCATGGACTACCGTACTACTGACTGGTTTGACAATCAGTATTACAACCAAGAGCCTGTTAAAGGGTCACCTCAGTTGTACACCTATAGGGGCCTTGATTCTAATGGTGACACTCAGATAGATGTGTACCCTAAGCCTGATGGTGCTTATGTTGTTAGGTTCAACTGTGTCTTACGTAACGATGAGTTAGTGGCTGACACAGATAATCTAATGATTCCTAACATGCCTGTGATTCACCTCGCGGTAGCCTTATCAGCCCGTGAGCGAGGCGAGACAGGAGGTACATCAACAGCCGAGTACTTTGCTATCGCTGATACTTACCTGTCTGACGCTATTGCTCTGGACGCACAGAAGCACCCTTATGCAACAGACTGGTATACCCCTTAGGAGCTAGTGTATGGCCCAGCCCTTACAAAGTATAAACCTAGTTGCTCCTGCGTTCAAAGGGATCAACACTGAGGATTCCCCGTTAGCTCAGGACCCCTCGTTTGCTGATGTTGCAGATAACGCTGTGATCGACAAGCGAGGACGTATTGCAGCACGTAAAGGTCTTGATACGCTTACTAACTATAAGTCAGAGTTAGGTACTGATTACGTACACTCAATACACGAGTTCTTCGATGAATCAGGTAATACTGTCGTGTTCAGCATGGGTAACGATAAGATACTCTCAGGAGTCCATGCCTTTGTCGATGAAACGCCAGCAGGTTACGTCATTGCAGAGAACGACTGGCGCACCGTAAACTTCAATAATGCTGCTTACTTCTTCCAGAGAGGACAAGAGCCACTCATCTATACCGCCACAGGTGGCCTTCAGACCTTTGGTGACTACGAAGGACACACGACTCCTACGACTTTGTATTGTAATGAAGCTGCTGCGGCATACGGTAGACTCTGGGTAGTCGATAGTAACGAAGGTGCACAGATTATCTATTGGTCTGACTTACTCAACGGTACTGATTTCTCTAGTGGCTCCTCAGGCTCTATAAATATTTCTGAGGCGTGGCCTGATGGTGCCGATAGTGTCGTAGGCATCGCAGCACACAACAGCCTCCTAATTATCTTTGGTAGACGCAGCATCATTGTGTACGAAGGTGCAGAATCCCCAGCTACTATGGCTATTGTTGACACAGTTCCCGGCGTAGGTTGCATTGATAGAAACTCTATACAGCACATCGGTACTGACATACTCTTCCTAGATGACACAGGGCTTAGGAGCTTTGGTAGAACCATCCAAGAGAAGTCTATGCCTATTAGCGACCTCAGTGGTAACATCAAGACTGAGTTCATTGAGACTCTTGTTAACCGACAGGGGCCAGTAGCAACTATTTATTCACCAGAGAATACATTTTACCTCGTGTCGTTCCCCTCTAATAACCTTACGTACTGCTTTGATCTTAAGGGTAGGACAGAGAACGGGTCGTACAGGGTTACTCGTTGGCCCTCTAGTTATTTCTTCTCCTTTGAGACTCTTGCTAACGGAGAGCTTCTTGTGGGTAACACTAACGGTCTAAGCATCTACTCAGGATACTCAGACAACGGTAATCCTTATCGCTTTAGGTACTACAGTCCGGGGCTAACCTTTGGTGACCCTTCAAAGCTAAAGATCCTTAAGAAGCTTAGGCCCACCATTGTAGGCGCTAACTCAGCTACAGTGTTTCTTTACTGGGCCTATGACTTTAGTACTGCGTATAGATCCCAAGCATACACTGTAGGTAATCAAGACCCGGCCTTCTATAACATTTCTGAGTTCAACATAGGCGAGTTCACTGGCGGTACTTTGGTTTCCCGAAGGGCTGTTAACACCACAGGAGACGGTAGTGTGATAACAATTGGACTTGAAGCAGACATCAATGGGTTCGCTTTGTCACTACAAGAAATTAACGTACTAGCACTGATAGGTAAAACATTATGAGCAATTATACACCAACAACAGACTTTGCCTCTAAGGATGCTTTGCCTTCAGGTGATCCAGCTAAGATTATCAAAGGTACTGACTTTACCGTAGAGTTTGATAACATTGCAACAGCAGTGGCGTCTAAGGCTAACACAGATAGCCCTACGTTCACAGGTGTTGTAACAATTGCTGACCTCAACTTTGTAGGTACGCTGGATTCAGGGACAATCGACGGAGGTACTTACTAATGGGTCTTGTATCTGATGTAATGGGAGCAATTGTAGGGTCTGATGTTGACCTAGGTGACCTCTATAATAACATAGGCACCACAGGACAGCTTGCTCAGGGGGCTGCTGGAGAACTTGCTGCACAGTTGCCGGGGATGACTCAGTTTCAACCCTTCACTGTTACCAGTGGTACTTCTAATGTTAACATGACACCTCAGGGTGGTTTTAACATAGGTCTCTCTGAGGGCGCTCAGGCACAACAGAATGCCCTGAGACAACAAGCTAACTACTACATGACTCAGCCTGTTCAAGGAGCTAACCAAACTAACTTAGCAGCTAACCAAGCATTTAATTTAGCTAATGATCCTAACAGGTTATCTATGACAGGAGCCAATGCTTACCAAGGATACACTGGCTTACAGAATCAAGCAGGAGACTTATCTTCTCAGTTCTTAGGGTCTGCCCCTGTTGGTGCTCTGTCTTCTCAGGGAGCAGGACTACAGGCGTTACAGTCAGGTATGGGACAAATGAACCAAGTACCTGCCGGGGCTTATCAGACTAGAGATGCAGCCTCTACAGCTTTTGGTGCTGGTCAAGATTTCATGTCAGGCTTAGGTCAATCCACAGCAGGGCGAGAGGCCGACATCTACAATAGAATCAGAGCAACTCAGAGTCCTGAGGAAGAGCGTCAGCGCATGGCTCTAGAGGAGCGTCTGTTTAACCAAGGGCGCTCAGGTGTCTCTACTAACATGTACGGTGGTACTCCAGAGCAACTTGCGATGGCTAAAGCTGAAGGAGAGTCACGTAACCAAGCGTACCTAGCAGCCATGGGTCAGGCGCAAGCAGAGCAGGCTCAACAAGCCACGCTAGGTTCACAGTTCATGGGCTTAGGTAGTTCTCTATCAGGACAAGAGCAGGCATTAAGGAGCGCACAGCAGCAGAGGGCTATACAGGCTTCCGGTGCAGGTCAACAGATGCTTGCAGGTGCTCAGGGTATGCAACAGGCGCAACTTGGGTTAGGCGCAGGAGCCGCAGGTCTCATGGGTCAACTTGGGCAGCAACGACAGGGCCTAATGTCTCAGAACCTTCAGGATGTACTAGCGGCACAGCAGATGGGCGCTGGTCTCGCTGGATCTTCGTTTGGTTTACAGCAGGCACAGCAGCAGCTAGGCTTAGGTGCTTTGGGTGCTTCTTACTTACCAGAGCAACAGGCTCTAGGAATGCTATCCGCTGCTGCACCTTACGCATCAATAGCAGACGTAGGACGCCGACAGGGTGCTACTATGTACGGAGAGACTGCAATGTCAGGACTGGATGCTATGATGGCAGGACAGTTGGGACAAGCTAACCTCATCGGTGGAATCGTACCGGGAGTTGTACAAGGGCTAGGCAACATTGCAGCCACGGGTATCGAAGCTATCGCATCAAAGTTTTAATAGGAGATAACTAATGCCAAGGTTTTCACAACAAGTAATAAATGCTTTAGCTAATCCTAGTTACGGTATGCTCACTGGACAAGCTCTCGCCAACACGGGGGAGCGTATGTCTCAGATTCCCGGAAACATTAGAGCAGAGGAGGAACGTCAGAGGCTTCTACAAGAGCAAGCGTTGCTACGTAAAACAGGGCAGGAAGGTGTAGCAGCCTTTGGGTCAGGGGACGCTGCGGGTATGAACGCTGCTGGCGCAACAATGGCAGCTTTAGGGGACCCTACGACAGGTATGGCTTTTGCCCAAGCAGGAGCCGACGCATCTTTAGTAGAACGACAAGCAAAGGAACTAGCAGCACGTAAAGTAGCTATGGCTACTAGGGCCGATGATTTAGGATTAACCGAGGTAGCTTCTAGTATTAGGGTTGCTCCTGATAATGATGCGTTGAATGCTATTGCTAAAGACCTACGTAAGACAGAGGTTGAGAGACTACCTAGTCAAACGCCTGCCCAGAGAAGACAAATGGCTAATAGGGTTGGCATCTCTAATGAGGAGTTTGCAAAGGCTGGCTTAGGTAAAGCCACTGATGCCTTCTTTAATGCTTACATTACAGGAGAGAAAGGTAAAACAGAAGCTTGGCTGAACGCTGAAGGAGAGATAAAAGCTGTTAGGTTTAGTAACTCAGGTAAAGCTTGGGATGACTCTAAGCAGATGTTTGTGGAGCCTTCAGAGATGGGGCTAACACAACCTGCTCCTAGTGTTCAAAAGGTGATTGACGTTAGTGGTAAACTCATTGAGAGGCTGAGTGATGAATCAGTTACAGACCTAGTAGCCTTTAGGGACAAAGCTAGGATAGCTAAAGACAAGCTTATGCTTCTTGATAGGCAGTTGGCACGTATAGATGGAGGAATGCCTACAGGTATCGCAGCAAACATTAGTGTGGGCCTAAAGAAAGTAGGGCAGCTTATGGGTATGCCTTATGATCCTGCTCTAGTAAGTGCCGAAGAGTACATGATGGAAGTAGCAACTTTAGTTAAGCAAGAGATTAAGGCCTTTGGTTCAGGCACAGGACTCTCTGATAAAGATAGAGACTTTACTCAAGTAATGGTAGGTGGAGACATAACTAAACAAGCAGAAGCTCTGGAGAATATACTAAATAAATTTAGGGAAGCTGCTGTAGGAACATTAAGCACCTATAACGGCTTAGTAGAACAAACTAGCAAGTCTGTAGGCGCTGAAAACATGGGATCATTCCAGCAAATCACAATCCCTCAAGAAGGTCTTAGTGCGGAAGCTCGTCAGTACTTTCCTACCGGAGAATAATAATGCCTACAAGAGAAGAGTACATCGAAGCAGGTAAGAAGGCAGTAGCCGCTAAGGATTATAAATCAGCTAATGAAATAGCAGCAGCTATATCTAAGATGGATGCAGAGAACGCTCCTCCAGATGCTCCTGTCGTTACTCAAGAAGAACCACAGACCTACATAGGGGGCGTTAAGAAGCGCTTCGGTGAATCAGACTTTGTTACCCCTGTTACTGAAGGCCTACAGGATTTATCTCGTAGAGCCGACGTAACCAGAAGTCCTGAGATGGGAGGTATGGAAGGCCAGAACACCCTGAGTAGAAACATAGGCCTAGGAGCCTCTCAGCTTGGTCGTACAGGCGGTGAGCTTCTAATGGAGGCAGGGGGTGTCTTAGTGCCTGAAGTTGTTAAGGAGGCTGCTGGGGATGCTTGGGAAGTACTTAAGCAATCTCCCTACGCTATGGCACTAGCTAAGGCTGCTGGATGGAGCATGGAGGAATACCAGAAGGTAGCAGAAGAGAACCCAAGGGCTGCTGAAGAGTTTGAAACACTGGTTGACGTTGGTGCACTCTTCTCGCCTAGGCCTGATCTGTTGAACTTAGATAAGAAGGTTAGGGACGCTAAAGCTGCTGGTTACAAAGATTCTCAGAGGAAAGAGAAGATAGCCTTGACAGGCCTAATGGCACCTGAGGTTAAGACAGCTAGAACAAGGACCGAGAAACAAGGACTCTTAGGGACAGAGACTTGGATTCCTGATGAGTTTGACGATGAACTCATTGACGGTCTTCTAACGATACCCGGTATAAATCCTTATGGTTCTTACCATGACTTCTTTAGAACTCTTCAGGATCACATAGAAGGGCAGAGGACAAAGCTGGATAACCTAGTGGAGACTCAGAACAAGAAGGTAGACTTAGATGACCTGAACTCAGAGTTAGAGTTTGCTATAGAAGACTTTATGAACAGTGACATCTATGGTATGGCCTCTGGTCCTGCTCAAGAAGTTTTCCAGAGGTACGTAGAGCAGGCCGTTAGAATCCTTAAGAGTGAGGGTAACGATGTTAAAGGAGTCCTGAATGCCCGTAGACGCTTTGATAAAGCCTTACATGAGAGTGGTCAGAGTTTAGAACCTGATGTTTCTAACTATCAGTCTCAGGCTGCTAGGTTAGTTAGGAACGTATTCAATGATTACCTAAAGAGAAACACGAGTGGTGATGACGTACACAACTTGTTAGATCAGCAACACAAGGCCTTAACTGCTTTGGATCGCACAGTAAACAGAAGAAACAAGGAAGCTACCACAGCACCCTCTAGGTTAGTTCAGAACATACAAGAGAACACAGGCATTGTATTAGGTAGTAGTGCGTTAACTGTTTTAGCTACTTTATCGGCAGTCTCAGGCAACCCTATGCTAGGGGCAGGCTTAGGTGCTGCTGCTGGAGCTACCTTGATCTCTAAACAAATCTATAGACACGGTAAGAGAGAAGTGCTTAGGGGCTACGCAGAACTCTTGTCAGCTACAGACAAAGCTATAAAGACTATCAATGATCCACTAAAGCTAGAAGCTATGGAGTTAGATAGAATGGTCATAGTGGACATGATTAACGAGGTGCGTAACTACGAGGAGCCTAACGAAGATGGGTGATTTCTACGCAAAACGTAAGGCAACTCGTGCGGCAGCTAAACGTAAAGAAAGAGAGTACAGTGAAGCTGCTGTAGACAACGTAAGGACAGAAGTTCCTTCAGCGGTTTCTGATTACATTAAAGAAGCCGTAAACAACATAGGGGAGCAATGGGACACAGGGACTAATAAGCTTGCCCGAGGAGCCAGAGAGGTCTACCAAGGGGCCGTAGAGGGCTATAGGGGCGATGTTCCCGGAGCGTTCAAGGAAGGAACTCTAGGAGCTTCTAACGTAGTCACAGGGGGCTTACAGGCCCTTATGTCGCCTGTCTCAGGACCTATAGAAGCTGCCTTGCCTAACTTAGGTGTAACCGAAGCTGCTATGAAGTACGTGGATGGTACTAAAGCAGGTCAGTTGATGCGTGAGAACCCTAGGGGAACTGAAGGTCTCTTTAATTTAGCAGAGATTGCTTCCTTAGGTAGGTTAACACCTAGGGTTTTGAACTCTCTGGCAGACAATGCCCCAACTAAGATGGAGGGTTTCTACTCTTCACCTAACCCACTAAATAAGGTTACATCGGCAGCTAAAGCTGTGGCACCTAACACAGGTAATATTATAGATCAGCTAGTCAACCCGTACTCCATGGCTACTCGGGATGTTATAGGTACTGGTCAAGGTAGAAGGAACGAGTACGTTAGTAGGCCTAACCAGAGTGAAACCGCAGCTAACATGCTTGCTACAGGTCACATGGATACTCAGATGAAGGGAGGGATACAGAGAGATAAAGAAACTGTAGCTGGGAGTAGCGCAGAGGCCCAGAGATACATAGCAGATGAGGTTGACATATCTGACACCGACGGTCTAAAGCGTGGGTTACAACTTGTTGAGGATGCCCCTGATAACGTCTTAGAAGGAGCAGTAGCACACGTTAGGGCAATACACGGTACAGACAACAGTCCCGGAAATACCTCAGTTGTCATAAGGAAGCCTAACTCAGGTGAGGGCCTAGACGGGGAGGCGTTGGGTACAGCGACTACTTCAGCCCCTACGTTTGCTGCACTGGCTAATGAAGCACTCATAGCTAGAGCCAAAGTAGCTCTGGGTGACGTAGATCCCCCTACGTTCTACAAGCGGTACCTGACTGCTGCTAAACATGCTAGTCCAGATAACCTGAGGATCGCAGTAGCCAAGGGTAAACTGCCTAAAAGTGTCATAAGCTCCAAGGGTACTGTAGAGAAAGCAGGGTTGCTTAAGAACTACTGGGGAATAGTAGACAAGAAGAATAAGGGTAAGCCTCTAACAGAGAATCAACAACAGATTTATGATTTCTTTGAGGGAGCACCCGAGGTTAAACTTACGGATAGAGGGAACGGCATTTACTCTTTCCAAGACACTCTAAAGTCTTCAGCGAAGGACCTAGGGGGTATGAACGCATGGGGAGCCATAGACGTATACATTGATAAAGTCTACCCAATGTTGTCAGACGGTCACGACATGATGGGTATGAATCCGCCGGGAGGCAATAGTCTAATCAATATCGTACCTATACGCCCCTTTGACGTAGGAACAAAGACTAAGATACCTAAGGGTGAGAAGACGTTTAAACCTGACATGAGTAAGATTGAAGAACTCACGGGGATTAAACAGAACAAAGGTGAGAGTCCTACGGCATACCAAGCTAGGGTCCTTAAGGACTACAGAGGCGACCCAACTCTACTTAACTTCTTAAGGGCTGGGGAAAACATAGGGTACGCAGGGATGCTCACAGGACTAACAGGAGAAGAAAGGGAGCCATAAGGCCCCCTTGGTTTACTCTAGATTTCGCAGTTGTTCCCAACGCAGGCTAATGTTTGACTACCTTCAGTCATATCACTAGCC